CATGGTTGATTAACCACAACCATTGTCAAATAATATGAATTTTCTGCGGAAGGATAATCTTCTTTTTTTGATTTGGTAATTCTCGCATGTATTCCCATTCCAATTTTATCTGACAATACACTGGCGTTATGTTGTTTTCCTCCTTTACCTTCAAAGGTCATTTTACATGGAATTGAACCTATCGAGTCCCAACAAAGTAATATATTTCTTGGGATGTCACCATTTTCATGAGCGTCTATAATCTCATTAACAAAATCGGTTGCTTGTTCAATATACTCAAAAGAATCGTTAAAGATGAAATCTCCTGACCATTCACCGTTTTCATCTTTTTTTGCTTCAAGACCCAATTCAACTGCGTGTTCCCATTTCCATTTTCTTTCAGTGATAATGAAGACAACTAAATCACCTCTCCTTTGAGCGTCAACCGCAGACAATATCATTGCGGTTGTCTTTGATGAATTAGTGTGGCCCAAAAACATGTTTATATTACCCATGACGGGACCCGGTAAACCACATGCACCATTAAAGGTTTCACCACAATAATAAAATTTCTCTTCTTTGTATTTTGTTTTAGAAGAAAATTTTGAAATATAATCGAATTCTTTTTTCTTAATTGGCATTGTATATTTTATAATTTTTTGTTTAAAAAAATAAGAGCATGGACACAGTGTCTATGATAGTGTCCATGCTCAATCTTAATTAGAATGGTAGTTCGTCGTCTTCAGTAAAACCTTCTTGTGGGTCAACATAATCAGGTTCTTGTGTTTGTGGTTGTTCTGTTTTATTAGAGCCCCCGATTTTTTCTTCACCTGAAGATGTGGACACCCACTTACCTGTAACGCTGTCCCATTTTGGATTTTGGTCAGTTGCAACCATTTCCAAATACTCTTCTGGTTTTTTCGAATAAACATCAGACCAAATTAATGGGTCGTTAATCCAAGAATCCGCAACTGATTTATCTTCATGCAATGGACTTGGGTCCTCGGGGATAATCTGAGTAATTGTGGTATAATCCCTACCATTACCTGCTTTTGAAAGGTTCAAATTCAAAATCAAATCTCGTCCTTTTAATGGGTCGGTAATATCACCTTTGTTCCTAAATAAAGGAATCAATTTATCATAAACACCTTCACTTTTTGTGTTATACTTAAAACGCCAAAATTTTACACCATCCTGTTCATTATCTCTATCAATCAATTTAACGATAAAGAATTTGCGAGAACGATATTGACGAGCAAGTACTTTATCGGATTCAACTCCTGATGTCATTAAACCTTCACGAACTTCATCCAATGGAGAACGTTTTCCCTCTTGTTTTGGGTCATAAAGTTTAACCCAATCTCCATTTACTTGGATTTCATGAAAAAAGACCTCTACAAAAGGTGAGCCATCTTTTGCGGGAAGAATCCTAATTCTTTTTTCTTGACTACGAATACCTTTAGGTAAAACGGTAGTGAAGTATTTTTTCATCCTGTCTTCTTGAGACATTCCAACGGTGCCACTTGTGGCTTGTTTGTTTTTTTCGTACTGTGCTAGTACTGCTTCTAATGTTGACATAATTTTTTGTTTTTAATTGTATCTAAAATATACGTAATAAAAATCAAATTTCAAAACGTTATCAATTTTTTTTTGTATTGGTAGGGGAAGCGGGACTCGAACCCACAACCTCGTGCTCCCAAAGCACGTAATCTAACCAATTGATATATTCCCCTGTGTTTCCCCACCCTGAGATTTGGGGTGAGGAGGAACAAAAGTCCCAAACGCGGTTCGTATGGGAATCGAACCCATGACCTTCGCAGTGACAGTGCGATATTGTAACCAACTCTACTAACGAACCTAACTTATTCTAAAGTTAAAAGATACAATAATTTATTTAAATTTCCAAGTATTTCGTCTCTTATATTTAATAAATCTGTATCCGCGGTTCTATCTAAGTCTTCGGAGAATTGTATTAAACCCTCTGTACATGTTTTTATCATATCAGACGGGTTCATTTCTGATAAATTAATTAACTTAATTGTTTTTGTTTCTTCATCTAAAATAAATCTACCATATTTACCCATCGCTATTTCAACAAAATCATCAATTAAATCCGATAATGCATCATATGTTTTACCAAATGCTTCATGTCTAGCAACACCTTTGGTTTGCCAATGATTTATTTTTAATTGTAATTGTAATCCAATTAAAAGGTTTACTTTAGAACTTAAATTCATCTTCTTCTTGTTCTGGATTAAAACTATTTCTTATTGTATCTAAGGAATAATCATCAATATCTTGTTTAGTTAAAACATATTCGTTTTTACCAGACTGTTGCATTTCTGTTTGTTTTTGAGCAAAAAATTGTTGGGGATTTAAATTAAATGGATACGAATCTAATGACCTTAACTGCAATTTTTCTTGTGGGGTTTTTTCTTTCATAGTTTCAACTTTATTACCCAATTCATCTATCTTGCTAATAACAGAGTCCATTTGAGATAATTTTTGTTCCAAATCATTTAACTTGGTGAAAACACTATCCATTTTATTCACTACTTCCATGTTTTCTGTGTTTTTATCATCTAAATCTTTTTTAATTGATTTAGTCATATTAACCAAGTCAGTTATATCTATCTCTTCTGTCTCAGGTTCAACAGGAGCATCGGATGGTAGTGGTGTCACACCAGGGTCGGATGGTGGTAAACCGGCAGTATCTGCTGGTGGTGATGCTGTGGGGTCCATGGCGGTATCAGCTGGTGGTAATTCCGCTTGTTCCATTAAACGATTAGTGTAATTGTTAATTGCTCTGTGTCGAGCAATTTCTTCCATTAATTTTTTTTCTAAATTTTTCATATTAATCTTGTAAAAGTTGTCTACCGTCTTCAGTTATGTATTTTTTATTTATTCTTTCAACAATACCATCTTTAGACCTTATTACATAACACTCACCTGTTTGTAAATCACATTCCTCTGTCTCGGTGTTGTTTAATTTTTTGGTTGTCTTTGTTTTACTCATAAAATTATCTAAAGACTTATTAAAATTTTCACTGTTCATATTTCTTTTTTTATATAAATATTCAAAAAAAAGAAAATATCCAATTATTCCATATTAAAATAAACAACGTCACCATCAAATAATTTAAGTTCACTCATTAATTTCTTTGATAACGCGATTCCATAAGTACTACTTATTGGTCCTATTGCAACGGGCCCTTCCGCAACAATTGTTCCTAAAGACGAATCCAATTGATAATTTGGGTTAACGACAACCGTTTTATTATTTTTTGGATTTTTAAAAGTTGTTTTCGCGGTTCTAATTAAATCTGCGGTGATTTGTCTTGATAGTTGAAAATTAACCATAAAATACTTGTAATTGGTATTTTGAATGTCTGAGAATTTAATACCATTTGCAATATTCATACTTGTTGTATCATTAATCGTATTCCCCGTTCCACCCATTTGTACAACCAATCCTCTTAACCAAATTTGGTTATTATTTTTTACCTTTTGAATAGTTCTTTGTTCATTAAATCCATTAAATGGTACACCAAACTTATTAATACCAACATCTTCTAACTTATTAAGTATTTGTTCTCCTTGAATAATTTTACCTCCCCTATCTGTAATGTAATTTATTTTCTGGTATAGAACTGTTTCTTGTGTATCGGTTTTATTAGATTCTCGTTGTTTTACTATTCTAGCTGCTTTAGATTGTATCTTATCAAACAATATTCTATAACTAGCAATAAAAGAGTCCTTTGGGTCGGGTAAAGATGAATATGGTAGTCTTGTACCAGAAAATGTTGTAGATATATTATTTGATTTTATTGTGTGTGTCACTTCGGTTATCCAATATGAACCTCTAAACATGGGTACGTTTTTCAAATAAAAAAACATTGTTGGTTGTATCATGACATTACCCATGGAAGTTACGTCACACTTGTAAGATGCTTGTTTATAGTAATCAAATAACGAAACATCAACATTGTGTACACCAGCACCTGAAGCGGACCTAGCTAAATTTTCCAAAACAAGAAACGATTCGGATGTATTTTTTAAACTTGTTTGGTCAAGTGTAAGTCCTTTAAATATTCCTTGATTTTGGTCTCCAAAACTAACTTCAAAAGCAACAACCCGATTAGATTTTGATAGGTCATTTCTTGAAAAGTTTTCTAAAGACGTTATCAACAAAGGATTATTATTTTGACTTCCAACATAAAAACCATCGTCTGTAAACTTGTATGGTTTACTATTTGACATATCCAATCTTTTTGAATTGTTCCCAACTAATTGAATAATAATTTTTGGTGTCGATTCTTGGTAATCAACTTCTAAAAATGTTCCGAACAAATCTGATGCAACTTTTTTTGAAGGTCTTATTTTATTTTTGATGTTGACATTGTTTCCATAAAAATTTATGTATGCCGGTAATGCCCTCATATCCAATCCCGTTCCTTGGATTAACATGGATATTGCTCCGTACAAAGATTGTTTTAAATTTTTTGGTTGTAGAAGGTCTTTAAATCTATCGATATTAAGATACAATTTATCTCCAATGTCTCGATTTGCTTTATCTAAAAATAAAAATTCTTCTAACAATAATCTTTGCCCGATTGAATTACCCGATGTCCATTTGTCATTAAATGATTTGAACGTGTTATATAATTCTAATTTTGTATTATCACTATTATAACCTCTAAACATATCAATTCTAGATGCTGGGTTTTTTGATTTTTTACTATCTAAATTTGGAAAGTTAACCAAAAGTTGAGTTAAAAAATATCTAAATCTAATATCGGAACCTTCGGCAATTATATTTCCACCGGTATTTTTAATAATGACCTCATTTTTAAGATAGTTTAAAAAAGAAGACCTGCTAGCCGCACCTCCATTTTTTCTATATCCACCATAAATTTGAGCAAATGGTCTATGTCTTTTTATATTGTCTTCAGTTAATTTGATATTGTTAACACTAAAAAACTCTAAATAGTATCCGTCAATATCTTCTCCAATGTATAATTTTATAAAATTTTGATTTGTTGAGTTAATGTCAGAAGAACTAAATGGTTGTGTTAAATATGTTGTATCGGGATTTGATTTTGTCATTCCATACAATATAAAAGGGTCGATTTCTTTTGGGTTTGATAAACTAAACTGTATTAGATTATTACTACCTAAAATACTATTGGTTATACTTTCTGCCGCCTCTTTTTGTTTTCGTTTCAAATTATCAATTAGTAAATCAATGTCGGATAATAATATTGGGTCTTGTGGTAAATTGGTTTTATCAATAACACTTAATCTTGTTAATACATCTTGGAATTTTTGAAAATTCAAATTATTGAATGGTTTATAAGGCAATTCATCGTTCATTTTTTGACTAGCAAAATCCAAAAAATAACTTTCGAAATATTCGAGAATTGTTGGACTAAATGTACCAATTAAATCAATTGCTTTTTTATAATTTGTAGATATAGAATAAGTGTTTCCTGTTGTTCTAAAATATTCATAAGGTGTTGGAAAAGTTTGACCAGTAAATGAATTAGTTATGGTATCATCTAAAAACCATAAGGTTCTAAAACCAATTTGTTGTACGAAATCAAATGAATTATCAGTATAAACAAATATTTTTGCACTAGAATAATCACCAATAGATGGTAAAAGAGTGTATGTCTTTTCGTCCGTTTTATACTTTGTATTGTCAACTATTACATCCCAATAGTTCATTTGCGTTTTTGTCCTGACTCTATGTATTATACTATTATTCAAAGTATTTGCAGAATAGGAAGAATTACCCAATGAATTGTTGTAATGAGTATAATCATTAACAATTTGACTATATATTGATTGATAAAAGGGGCTCAGTCCTACACTTGTGTAACCAGTGTACGATACATTAAGAGTTGAACCGGTTGTTGTTGATACTTTGGGGGTTATTGTAAAAGTATATCCTGAATTATTATCAAAGAATGTTTGACCTGACAATGGTTTAGTGACATAACTTGAATTTATTGCACCTTCTAAAATGTCATATCCGTCAATAAGATGTGTTTTGTATCTGTGGTAAATGGGCCCCCATTTTAACAATAAATGATATGGAATGAAATGTGTAGAACCAATTTCTCTAAATAAGGAAGATGTTAGTATTGATGTGTTTTCAAATGTGATTTGGTCATCTAAATCAATAAAAGGTAAAGAATTAAGTAAAAGATACGCCGAACCCGCATATTTACCGTTTACTGTAGATTTATTGAAATCATAGTAAAGTTGATTATGGAAGTATGGTGTATTTAAAATCGAAACCGTGTTTCCTGTTACACTAACAGTATTTGAAAAGAAATTAGTTAAATTATTTCCTCCTGATTTTACCCATGAGTTTGGATTAATTGGTGACGATATAAAACCATTAGAAGATTCATGTTTTAATATTCCGTTAAATTTAAAATTATCATCACTAAAGGTTGTTTTGTTTATGTATCCCAAATATGTATTTGAATTAAATGGGTATATGTTTTTTCTATATGATTCTGGTCGATAATTTAACAAATAGTTATTTATTTTATCACTATCTAATCCACCGTCTTTTATTGTAACGTTTAAATTATAACTTTCAAACTTGAAAGGTTCCTCTAATGTTTCAACCAAATAATTGGTTGTAGGTAACGTGTCTTTGTATTTTGAAAATTTATCATAAGGTGATGAGATAAACAAATAACCACTGTACTCGGTTTGTGTTTTAGGGTTATTATTTTCGTCTAATTCGATTTTACCGTTTTCGTCTTTTTTTGTTTGTTGATATTCGACCCTAATGAAATCATCTACTGACCTTATTCTTTTAGCAATTTCTATCAAATCACCATCTTCTTCTATTGACTTTTTAATATTATTAAACTCTTCATTTGCCAACTCAGTTAACATTTCATTAGTGAAAGAATCAAACATCGTTAAAAATCTGGCTCTTTCATAGATTTCATATAAAAATGATGCGTAATCTTTATCAATATAAGGCACTCTACTTATAATAAAATCGGTCGTTGATATTGGTGAGACACTGTTTAAATCTGCATTAGAATCAAACACATAGTTAACATCGTTTCTTGTTGGTTCATTTTGTACATTTGTTTCAACTCTATTTGTATTAATTTTAATATACTCCTCCACAAAATCAACTTCGGGCCATTTAGTACTATCATACGATTCTAACTTGTGAATAAGTTGTTCATCGCCAGGATATGCAATCACATTTATTTTTCCACCCTGTTGTGGTTTTGAAACTTCGGGCCACGGATAAATACTCTCACCTTTGGATTCTTTTGAAAGATTTTTGACCGAATTTTTTCTACTTAAAGAAGCGGTGAATGCTTTGTTGTGTACATCTTTCATTAGTCGAATATAAACTTCAGCATTTGCCAATAAAACAGCGAACATATTTCTAATTGTTGGTTCAAATCCAAATCCTTCTTTTCCTTTGATTATTTCATTCATTCTAAACTCAACATCATCTTCCAATTTTTTTCTTTGTTCTTCGAATGATTTTCTTATCTGAAAGATATCGTTAAAAATACCATCAATATTAATTACCACTTTTTTGTCAGTTAGTATTTTATAATATGTTGACGCACTTTTCGATTTTTTTATTGATATTTTTTTAAAATCACCAGTAGTATTGTTAGAAAGTGTTTGAGTAAACAATCTATTTTTTTCGATGGTTTCATTAAAATTTTTTATTAACAATTCTAACGTTCCATTTTTATCACCAACTACGGTGTCCAATTTTGTTTTATCTTTTAATGAAGTATAATACCAAAATTCATCCTCACTTATCTTTTCAGATTCATTGGATAAATTCTTTTTTGCCCACGCTTTAAAAGAATTTTCGTAATTATTTATTGTTTCATCCAATTCTTTAACTCCTTGAAAAACACCCATATCAACACCACTAAAAATTTGTTGTTCTAAAATCTTATCCAAACTTTCCGCTATGTAACCCATTTCTGTTAATGTTCTTACAGGAAATCCTTTTGGTATTAATCCCTTTTGTTCGTACTGTCTGTAAACAGATTTTAATATTTGATAACCTCTTGAAGAGTGAGATACTGTTTTTTCATACAATCCTGTTTTTTCATTAAAACTTGTATTTTTGTTTTCTTCAACTAAAAACATGTAAGGACATGTTATTATTTGAGATAATGTAATGTCGTTCATCCAAGCATATGTTGAACCCACGAAAATGGTTGATATTTCAAAATTTCCATTAGATTCATTGAATCTTGATGAAAACTTTGTCATGTGTAATCTATATCTTATTGCCTTTCCATAGTAACCTTTTACAGTTAGATAAAATATTGGCCATGGTAAATGAAAAAACGCTCTATATGGTGAATTTTCACTTGATTCAAATAAAGTTTTACCTCTAACATCTATAAAACTTATATTAACAGTTGGAACAAAATTCGCTCCTTTAATTGAAATACTGATGGAATCAATACCAAAACTTTGACCACTAGTATCTTTAAATTGATTTTCACCAAACGTCACATCATAACCATTTTTATAGTTCGATTCTTGACCTTGTATTGGTTTTGGAACAAATGCATCTGTCCAAGTTGCGTCAAAATTACCGTCTCCGGTTGCATTTTTTAAAAAATTTAAATTACCACCAGCAATTTGTGTCAATGTGTTTCCCTTATCGTTATCAGATATTAATACTGTTCTAGGTACTAAATCGGCTTCCAAGTTTACGTACATAACCAAGTTCTCTTGTTTATGTCCTCTTGGTTGTATTTCTCCATTAGAATCTACAACACTATTTGGGTCAACATAAACAAGATTATTTTGGTCAACTTTTACTAAAATATTTTCACTATTCGTGTAGTCTCTATTGTTCGCCATAATACAAGTTATATAATTCTACATTTCTTTTGTAGTCTTGTAAAGAAATAACTAATGGAAAAGGAATACGTAAAACAAAATTATCAGGTATCTCAAACTCCAATCCACCAACAGTTGGATTGGCTTGGAGAATTAACCAACCAAAGACGGGTGAACCATAATGCTCCAAAGATAATCTATCTAATCTGTCTCTGCCTTTTTTAAAGAACATATACTTGTCTGTTGTTTTTATTGGTATTTCAATACCGGGAACAACTCTAAAAGAACCATCTTCTATAAAAAACTGATATCTATCAAAATACTGCCTACTCATTATTTTTTTCTATAAAAATTTAATTTATTTGTCACTTCATTTGATTCTGAAAATATTTTAGTTGATTCATTTATAATTGTTCCATTTGTTTCATCCGATATGGTTATAACATCAAAGTTTATTTCTTTACCATTTTTTCTGTCTTTAAATTTTGTAAATTTAAAATCCTTTTTATTCGGTACATTAATAAAATTTTGTAATCTTGTTTTTAACTTGTTCTTTACTGTTTCAGGATAAAGAGATGTATCAGTAAAAAGATTCATGAATGATTCTATTTTATCAAATAATAATTGACTGATAATAAAATCAAAATCAGAAGATTGTATTGTTGGATTTAAAAAAGTAATGTTTGTCGATAAATCAACAGTTAATTTTGAATGATTTTCTTCAATATACGTTATACATGACTCATATTCCTTATATAATAAATCTGAAGTAAATCCCGAAAACTGAAGGCTTTTTACTGTATCATTGTCGATAGTAGAATCTTTTGCATTTTTTATAACAAAGTTTAATTTATCTAATGTTTTTATTAAATCGTTTCTCGATTCTTCTAATTCTTTTAATATTTCACCATCAGAAATCTTATCTACTTTTTCCTGAATTACCTTTTTAATAAATGGTTTTATTATTTTTTCATTTGTATCTATTAACAAAGAGCCCGTGATTACTTTATCAAAAGTAAACAAATTTGATAAATATGTTGTTGATGAATTATCAATAAAATTATTTAACGCCAGTTCCAAACCTTCAGAATAAACAGATAATTCTTTTCTTTTTTCATGTAAACCAAATAATTCCAATACTTTACCAGGTGTTGGCGACGTTGAAGTATAAACATCATATTGGTATATTGGTCTATAATCATTTTTTAATAACATTGTTGTTATGTCTTTCCCGTATTTTGTATATATTTGATTGTATATTGAAACATATTTTTCAAAATAATTTTTTGTTAAATCAAAAAGGTTTGTTACTAATTCTGTGTAACTCATTTCTTCAACGTTCGTTGTATTTCCAACAGGCACACCCATGTAATTATTTTGGGTAATATTTTTATTGTTTTTTATTAAATCTGCACTTGGTGTAATATTGTAGTATGATTGGTTTAGTTTATCTAAAAAGTCTTTTGTAAATTCTTCAGGTGTCATTCCACCAATTGTTTCATTTGTTGAAATTGACCTTTCATCGTACATTTCGGTATTCGCAAAGAAATTAGACGACAACGCGTTTTGAAGTCTTTCAACGGGTTTAGATAACCCATGACCACCAATGAATGAAACTTGTAACGTAACACTTGCAACCATCGGTTGAATACCAATACCTTCGGGATTTAAATCCCAAAGTATTTGGCCACCATCATCGTAACTAATTTGAACATCTCTTATTACCACTTTTGAGTGATAAAAATCACCAATTCTAATTACACAAATTGGTGGTGGACCAAAAGATGTGTTTCTTGCGTTTAAATCTGAATCTTCAGATATACCTTTTATCGGTATTGTGTCACCAGGTCTAACACACTGTAATAAAAATGTTAACCTACTATTTAAACCTTCAGGTGTCATCGAGTGAAAAGCGGGGTGGAAATATTTTAATTTGTCTTTAAGGGACTTAAAAGATATGGGGTCGGTTTCTTCTAATTTTTTAAAATAAAAACATTCTGAAAGAGTTTTTGCAATGACTCTTTTTATTGGGTCAATTGGTGGTTTTTTGGATGGTTGTGAAATTGGTATTTTACCATTTGGTTCTACTGTCGTAACTGGATTAGTTGGATTATTTTTTGGTTGAGATGCCGGTTGTTCGGTTCTTGAACGATTTTCATATTTCAATTCGAATGTCGTTTGTCTACAATAAAATGATATTGGTGAATATGTACCAAGTTCCCTAACTTTTATAAAATCTTTACCTATACAGTTTGTTTCGGGTTGTCCACCAGTAAAATTTTCACCGTAATTAACTGATTCAACAATAATTTTACCATCATAATCATATCCAAAGTCTTTGATTTTATATTCTTTTATTATCTCAATTGGTTTTCCTCTTTCGATAATTAATTTATCATTATCCCCAAGATTTTTATTTGTTGGTGTTAAATCGCTTATCCATATCATATTTGGTTTTTTTCCTCCATTCGATATAGTATCAAATATATCTTGTAAAACACTATGACTTCTCCTAATCGCCAATCTTTCGTTATAGTCAGAGGAAGCCGAAGAAGATGCTGAAGATGAAATTTTAATACGAATGTCTTCTGCTGTTTTACCAGATAGTTTTGATTTTAATTCATTAAGAGAAGATTGGTAATCGGAATATCCCGAAGTCGCTTTATCGAAATAGTCTCCGATTTTTGTTTTTTGCTCATCGATTAAAGATTGAGTAATTGTTACATTTTCATTACCAAAAATATAACTTTTTTCTTTTTTAACTTGAACATCGTTTTGTGAAAATCCTGTTAATTGTTTGATAAGAGTATCTAACTGATTAATATATGTTGTTTTTCTTGTTGGTATATAAGAATTATATAATTCTGAATAATTTCGTGATGTTTCTAATGATTTACTATTTGGGTCAGGTCTATCATTATCAAATTTTAAATTGAAAGTTTTTTGAGTTGGTGGACCGCATTCATCTTTAACAGTAGGTGTTACCGGTGTTTCTACAACCGGCGGTTCTGTTGTTACTTTATATTGTTGAATAAATTCGGGGTCTTTTCCTTTGTCTAAAAAATTTTGTAATAGTTTTATATCGTTAGAATCTAATTGTGTGTATCTTCTAACTAAATCATAAAAATCTAATTCTTCACAACCAGCAAAAAACGCATTAATGTAGTTTTCTGCTTCATCGTCGCTCATCCCTTTAAAGTGTTCTCTGACCAACAAATTTAAAATACTTGGATGGTCAACAATGACTTTAAAACTTATTGTCCCCGTTCTACTTGTGTCTTGATATGTGTAAATTGGTTCAGGTCTACCTAAAAAGGTATTGTCTTGCCATCTAGCAGCATTATTCTCATTTACTTTCAAATCATAAGGAGGAAACCACATAACCCTACCTCCATTGTTACCTCTTTCACAATATGGTAAATCGTTATATGTGAACCCCATTGTGTTTGAAGTTTTCCATGCCAAGTTTTCAATTGAAAACATATATTTTTTAGCATAAAACCCATCACCAGGTGGTCCTTGAAATATATTTGTTGAATTTTTTGCCCCAAATGAATTATTTCCCGTTGAGTCATAATTACCACTAGACATTGGTGCAATATTAATATTCCATGGTCTACTGTCACCACCCATAACACTATCATCAAACTTTCTAAGGTTTGCCGTTTTTTTCATTGTGTCGGTGTAATTCATGTAAGACCTATCTTTTGTCCAAACTCTACAATATTCCGCCCCTGTTTCTTGATTAAATTTATCGACAAATTTTATTGCCGAACCTCTAGATAAC